GACGATCCGCACGGTGGAGGATTTGCTGCGGCACATTGAAGCGGACCTAGAGCGATACGAGGTCGCGGCAAGTGAAGCGACCAAGTGGGAGAGTGCCAGCGTCGATCGAAATACCGGGCAGCCGGTAGTGACCGAGTTGTTCCGGGTGTTCGTGCGGTTGAAGCCGCGGGGCGGGCCGACGACTAGGGAAATCGTGGACGGACTGATCGCGGCGGCGGCTAGTTCGCTACGGATTCCCAAGCGTGGCGGGCACGGCCGCAAGCAGTCCGGATTGTGGAGTGTGCTGGTGATGAGCGATCTCCATTTCGGAGGGCGGTCTTGGCGGCACACCACCGGCAGCGACTACGACTTGTCGATCGCCGCCGAGCTGGTTGGAAAGACGGCGAGCCGGCTGATTGACCGGAGTGCTGCGTCGTGCCGGCGGACCATTGTCCTCGCTGGCGACACGCTGCATTTCGACACGATCTCGGGGACCACTACGGGCGGCACCTATATCGACCGCGACTCTCGGCTGCAGAAGACGATCGAGATGGCTGTCGCTGCCATCGCCGGAGTGGTGGAGCAGTCTGCCGAAACGCTGCCGACCGAGGTTGTCTTCGTGCCAGGCAATCACGACACCGCGATGGCGTGGGCTCTCCAAAAGATATTCGCCGAGCGGTATCGGGACGACAAGCGTGTGTCGGTCAACACAGAGTTCACGTCAAGAAAGTATTTGACGCACGGCGGCAATCTGATCGGAATCACCCACGGCGACAAAGCGAGAAAGAAGCTGGCCGGCGTGATGGCGATTGAGGCCGCGGCCCAGTGGTCGCAGTGCCGACATCGCGAGTGGCACGTCGGGCACCTTCACCACCAGGCCGCCGAGGTTGGGACTATCGACAGTGTGATCGTCCGGACGGCACCGACGATCGTTCCTCCGGATTCGTGGCACGTCGACATGGGCTTCGTCGGGGCCGAGCGTGCGATGCAAGGTTTCGTGTATTCGCAGCGTGGCGGGCTGCACGAGATGCACATGGAGTATGTCGGGGGGGCGAAGTGAGCGAACCGCTGACAGAGGAATATATCGCGACGGTCGTGCGTGACGCCCGTCGCTATCAAGGGCAGTGGGGCACGTTGGCGGCCCACTGCATGAGACTCGTGAGAGAAAGGGAACGGATGCTGGAGGCAACAAGGTCGGACGGCGTGGCTGACGGTGTGGCGAGCGGGGCGGCGATCGCCGCGGCGTGGGAGAAATACAAACGGGACCAGATAGCCCCGGACGGCGAGCCGATCACCCGGCGGGTTTACGGTGCCAGCGGCGATCGGCCGGAGCCGGAGCAGACTCCCGCCGAGCAGTTGTGCTCGAGGACCGCCGAAGTCATCCGCGACCGTCGGCCGAAGTACGGCGGGCCGAAGCATCACTTCGCCCGGACCATCGGCATGGTCAACGCGGCGTTCGCCGACGTGCTGAAACGACCGCTCACCGAAGCGGATTGGGCCACGATCATGATCTTGGACAAGATCGCCCGGTTCCGGGGGCCGAATGCAACGGTCGACGGCCCGGTGGACATCGCCGGATATGCCGCGTGCCTGTACGAAGTCATGGACCGAGAGGGCCAGTGAACACCCGTACAATGGTGGTAGAGGGCACTGCATGACCGACTCGTTGTTCCGATCGACCGCCCGTGGCCGCGAGCCGCTGGCGTCGGCCAGCGATGCCGGCGAGCACGTCCACTACGAGCCGTCCCGCCGTGTCGGGATCGGGTCGATCACCAGCCGGCAGCCATCGGGCCGCACGCCACTGACGTTTTTTGAGTTCCTTGCCATACGGGCGGGGCTAACGCTCGCCGAAGCAAAAAGACTCCATGCGGAAGGGAAGATCCACTGATGCCCAATACGCTTTCAGTTTCCGGAAACACTCGGCTGGCGTGGACTCTGTCCGAGAGCCAGAGCATCGGGTCGGTGTCGAGGTCGGTGGAGCAGCGGTCGTCTCGGTCGATCTCCACTGGCACCGGGCCTAATCAAGCCAGCATCGCGTTTTCAACGACCGAGAGCGTGACCGGGACGAACACCCGCAACCTAGACGTTTTTGCGTATCAAACAAATGCGTTTGGGTTTCCTGGGCAAGCATTTTTCTCGACGGTTCGCGAAGTGCTTGTGAGCGTCACTACCGGGCCAACCGGCGGCAATATCACGGTTGGGCTGCCCACTGGCGTCACTGGCGTGCGTCTCAATGTGGGCGGTCAGTTTCATTGGATTGACTACCTCGGCGGAATACCGTTGCCGTCCAGCCCTTCCAATATTTCGCTCAAAAGCAACGTGACCGGCGTTTACTCGGTTGACGTGACTGTGATCGGCACTGGCGACTTCGGGAGTATCTGATGCCAAACACTCTTTCTGTGGCTGGTGCGACTCGTGTTGCGTGGTCTCTCGCAGACTCCGATGGGGCGTCAAAGAGCGACACGCAATCGTCGAGTCGGTCGATCACCACCGGTACAGGGCCAAACCAGGCCAACGTCGCGTGGTCGTATCCGTTTTCGACCACCGGCATCGGTTCGGCGTCGTGGTCAGTGTCCGCACTGCCGGTATCTGCATTCGGCCCGACGGGCTCCGCGAGCGTGACCACCATCAAGGAAGTGCTGGTCACCGTATCCACAGGGCCGACGGGCGGCTATGTGGCGTTCAGCGCCCCGACGGGCGTGATTGGTGTCCAGGTGGCCGTGGGCGGACAGCTCCACCTCGCGGATTATCTGACCGGGATTGGCGTCACCACCGGGAACATCGTGATCGCCAACGGCCCGACGGGTTCGTATGCCGGTGAGATCACGATCGTCGGCAATGGGTCATACCAGTGATCGCAGAAGCACCGGCCGCTGCTGCGGCCAACACCCCCGGCGGCGTTCTCGTGAAACTTCATGCGTTCGTTGAGTCCGCGAAGTCTGCCGCCGCTGACGGGCTGACGTGGTCGGAGTTTGGCGAGCTGCTGGTCGCGTTCCTGCGAATGGCCGTCTCCCTCTATGACGACGTGGTCGGCATGACGGGCGAGGAGAAGAAGGCCGCGGTGCTCGACGGCGTGGCCGCCCTTTTCGATGCGGTGGCCGACCGCTGCGTGCCCCTGGTGCTCTGGCCGCTATGGGGGCTGGTTCGCGGCCCCGTCCGGCTCCTGGTTCTCGCTCTCGCGTCCGGGGCGATCGAGCAAATCCTTCCCCTCGTGAGGCTCGCATGATTCCTACGCTTCTCGTTCTCGCAGCGGTGGCAGCCTGGGGCTGGCCTCACATCCAGCCGTTGGCCGAGAAGGCCAGGGCCGCCGCCGCCGATCTCACGCCCCGCCACTACGCCGGCATCGCCCTGGTGGCCGCGGCCGTCGCGTATGGTCTCGGTCCGTCGGATTCTCCCGCCCCCGGCCCGACGCCGGCCCCCGACGCCGGCCCGCTGTCGTTGGCCGGATTGTTCGCCGGAGAGACGGCCAGTGAGGACGCGGCCCTAATCGGTGCTATGTGTTCGGAGCTGGCCGACGAGATCGAGTTTTCGTCCGGCCAGCCAGACGGCTATCTCTCCACCGGTATCGGCGTGGATGAGCTGCGGAAGCGGACGAGGATCATGCGATGCCGTGGTATTTCGATAGGCGACCGGCAGCCGGCAGCACGGGACGCGATCGCCAAGTACCTCGAGGACGCCGTGGGCACCGACGGCGGGCCGCTGACCGCCGAGCAGCGGACGGCGTGGGTTGCGGCGTATCGCGATTTGGGGAGGGCTGCCACCAATGCGGCGAAGTGATTGGTCGTGGTCTGCGATCGCGTTCGTCGTGTTCGCGGCGGTGCTGGGGACGATCGTCTCGCGGTACGTCTCGCGGCTAGCTGACCGAGTCGAGACAAACTTCGGTTACGTCGCGAACCCGGAAGGCACGCGGGAGTTCCTCCGCGAGCTTGACCAGCCGCTATTCCGCCAGGCCGGGGCCGAGGTCATCGCCGGGGCCAAGGGGCACGATGCTTACCTCTATCGGTTTGCCGATCGGTGCCACCGGCAGAGGTATGGCAAGCCGTTCGGGCCGCTCAATCAGGGCAGTGCAGGAACCTGTGTCGGCCATGGTTGGTCGATGGGAAGTTATGTAACGCAAGCCGTGGATCACGTTACCGGCGGGCTGGCTGAATGCCCGTTGCTTGTGGACGTGTCGGGAATCTACGGCGGCTCGAGGACTGCTGGCCGGATGCCGCCGATCGTGGCACCGTCGACGGCTGGCTGGAGCGACGGCAGCTACGGCGGTGCGGCGGCAAGGTGGGTATCTGGCAAATGCAAGCAGCCGGGGATTGGCGGGATTCTCTACCGGCAGAAGTACGGCGATATCGACCTCACCGACTATTCGATCGACCGCTGCCGTAACTGGGGAAACTACGGCGTGCCACCGTCGCTGGCGAAGGAAGCCAACAAGCACACCGCGAGGGCCGTGGCCCTCTGCGAGGATTGGGCGTCGCTGACGGCGGCACTTGAGTCCGGCATGTGCGTGCCCGTGTGTTCCAACATTGGATTCGCCAGCGGCGATCGGGATGCAGATGGGTTCTGCAAAAGGGCTTCGACCTGGAATCATTGCCTAGTCGCGATTTCAGTGAAGTACGCCAAGAACAACGCGGCGGGTTCTGCATCGCCGATGAAGAATCCGCGGGACGGGATCCTCATTCTGAATAGCTGGGGATCGTATGTCGGGGGCGGCAAGCACCCCGCCGACCAGCCGGATGGCTCGTTCTGGATCTCCCGCCAAGACGCGGAAGCGATCCTCGCCCAAGGCGACTCGTTCGTGATTGGTTCGGTCGACGGCTTCAAGTACCGCGACCTCGATCACGCCGGATGGCTGCAGCCGGCCCCGGCCCCCTCCCCCACCGACGCGGCGAAGTCGCCGGCAGTCAATCACTACCTCGCGTTGTAGGGTTCGCCATGTCGAAACGATCTATCGTCCTCGCGTGTCTCGGCTGTCTCGTGGCCGGCTATCTGGCCGCCAGTGTGCCGGGGTTCGACCCGGTGAATCCGTTCAACCCACGGCCGCAACGGCCGTTCATCAAGTTCATTTCGCGGCTGGCGAAGCTGGGGTTGTGGATGACGGTCTTCGCCGAGCCGGCACCGCGGCCGGTCGAGCAGCAGTATGCCGCCATCCATAACGGCGACCGATCACTCGTTTGTCACGCGGAGGGGTGGTGATGTTCTCGATCATCGTATGGCTGGTATTCGGTTTTATCGCCGGCTCAATCGCCGAATGGCTGTGGCCGCCGGCAAGGCCGACAAGCCGTTGGCAGACGATCGCCGTCGGGGTTGCCGGGTCCGTGGCCGGCGGTCTGGCCGGTTCTCTCGTGAGCGGTGACAACTACCGGCCGGCCGGCCTGGTGCTGTCCGTCGTCGGTGCGGTGGCGTGCATGGCGATCTGGAGGAAACTCGACGAGGTGAAGCCGTGAGCATTTTCTGGCGTTGGATCGTCTCGTTTCTGGTGTGGCTGTCTGCCGATCACCAGCGGATCGCGACCGAGCCCGCGAGGGCCGCGGCTGCGGTGTCGGCCGCCAGGGCGTCGATCATCGAGGAGCTGGCGGCGAAGCCGCCGGCTCCGGTGCCGGTGAAGTCCGGCACGACGTGCGTCTCCGGAACGTGCCCACCCCGGCGGTGACGACGTGAACGAGGCTATCGCCCAACTGCAGGCGCACGTTCGCTACCGGTTGGGGTCGCGGGTCACCTACGCCCAGGTGTGGCGTGTCGACCAGCTCACCCGGCTGGCGATCCGCCATTGGCCGCACGCTCACCTGGAGGACGCCGAGGCCGATGGCGGGCGGCATCATGCCGCGGTGTGCCATGCCCTCACGCTGATGCGGAGCCAGGTCCGCGAGCAGTGGGAAGCCCGGCATGGGGCCGGGCCGCTGTGGGACGTGGTGCTGGGCGGCACGACCTCGGCGATCGGGGTGGTGCTGCTCGATCTCTGGTGGCCGTCGAGGCCGTGGCGGTCGATCCTGCGTGCGATGGGGCGATCACTGGCTGACGATCGCCAGGACGGCGTCGATCGCGTCGTGGACCGCACGGGCGAGGCGGGAGTCGGTCCCTAGTTCTTGGCCGATGCGGACTAGCAGCAGGCCGCGGATGGCGTCGGTCCAGGTGGGGCGGGTCATGGTTGTCCCTCCGGCGGTTCATTTGCAGACTTGATGCCCCGGTCGATTGCTGCACGCATTGCATCGACCTCGTCGTCGTCGCCAAGCGCGGCGCAGTCCTCGATCGACATTAGAAATGCCTGCTTGAAGTCGCACCGAAGCTCAAAGAATAAGGCGTCCAGAAGCCCATCGTCGTTTGGGTCTGCGTTATCGCATAGCCAGCGAATCGCATTTGTTATCTTGCCGGCGACATTCTGATATGTCTCGTAGTTGCGTTGTCCGTCGTCATCGTTACGTTCCGTCTCGCGTGCGATTCCTAGGCGAATCGTGTTGGAGTCGAAGGCCACCATGTCGTCGCCATCGGCTGGGTTGTAGTCGATCCTGATTGAGAAAAACGGTCTCATAGAAGCACCTCCTTCGCGAGTAGTTGAGCCGGGAACGGAGCGATCGGAACCTCTGCCGGGCTGGTTGTCCATTCGTATTTCGCCCCGGACGGGTGGACCGACGGCGGGAGCACCGATTGGGCGGCCCGACCGCCGATGCGGATCTCCAGGTCGTCGGCCTTGATGACTGCGGTCTGCGGCATCCACGGTTCCCAGTGGTATAGCCGGTGCTCTCCTCGAGCCGATCGCCAGGTCGGGGTGGGAATGTCGAGCAACCCGAATGCGGCGAGCTGGTCGCGTCCCTCTGGCGTGTCGTATTCCACGTCGACAACGCCCGACATAGGACCGAGCAGGATACCGACATTCGATCCGGCGGCGAGCCACCGGGCCACGTCGTCGTGGTTGTCCGTGGCTTTGGTTTGCCAGGCAGTGCCGAGCGGTCGTTTCTCCCGGCGGGCAACCCGGATGATAAGGCAGCCGGAGTCGAGGAGGGCGATGAGGTCGGGGGTCATGCGGCACCTCCGTCGATCATGGTGAACGTGCGGGTCATGGGGATTCCGGCCGCATTGGTTATGCAAATGACCTCCTCGCGGATCGTCTCGCACCGCTGCTCCACCTCGGGGGCACCGATGTCGTAATAGGTGTCGAGGATGGCAAACTCCTCGGGCATCTCACGCCCCCCGGCGATCGCGTGGACGATCGGCTGGGTGAGCGGGTCGCAACCGCGGAAGGCGTGGCGGGTGGCTAGGGTTTCGTATCGGGCGATCGGGGTCATGGGTTCTCTCCTGGTTGTGCGGCCGGTGGCCGCGGGTTGTCCCCGCCGGCAACGTGCCGGCGGGGCGGGCTGGTTGTCGATCAGACGATCATCGTGATGGTTGTCTTTCCGCTCCGCGGTCCGCCGGTCAGTCGGGCGTGGAGGTCGTGAGCCTCCGAGAGCACCTTGCCGAGCCGGTCGGTGTAGCGGCGTTGTGCTGCAGCCCAGTGGCCGACGGCGTCAACGCGGGCGATCAGCTCCGCGGTTTCGCTGCTACGGTCGTTGCGGATCGCGTCGAGTTCTTGGAAGGCTTTGGTCATGGTCATGGTTGTGGCTCCTGGTTGTGGCTGCGGGTCTCGTGCCCGCGTTGGTCTATTTGTATCCAATCGGCAACAACTAGACAAGGGGTGAGGAAAAGTTTTTTCTGGCGTGGGCTAGTGAGCGTGATTTCCGCCGCGTGGTCGGCCGCGGCCGGATGCTGTCTCGGCGAACGATTCAACTGCCGACCGTAGGGCGAACCATTGGTTGTCGATCTGGATTCCGGAGACGTGCCCATTCTGGACTAGCTTCCTCATCCATAGCCGCGACACGTTCGCCAGTTTGGCGGCGGTGCCGATGGTGACGTATTTGTCCGGGTCGATCTTGGGTGCCATGGTGAACATTGTTGCCGGTCGGCTCCAACTGTCAAGCGATTGCGGCATGGGTTGTCCAGTAGCCGACGGCCGCGGCCTGGCATTCGGCGAGGCTTCCGTAGGTTCGTTCGTCGGCCGGCGATCGGTTGTCGCCGGTCGTGATGTAGTAGGGGTAAAGGGCGGTGCCGTGTCCGCAGTGGCGTACGATCACACCCGGTAGGTCGTCGCGGGTCCAGGTGAGGTTTCGCCCCCACGGGCCGCGGTGGCCGATCCATTTCGCGGGCGTGGCCGCTGGCTCGAGGGCGAATAGCTGCAGTTGCGATGTCATTGGTTGTGGGTGTTGGTTTGAGTTGTGGTTGTTGATCAGATCGCCGAGCCGCTGGCGGGCGTGGCGTCCAGCTTGCCGGCCGTGTCGAGCACCCACCAACGGAATCCGGTCTCGGCGTCTAGCCGTCGTCCCTCGCGGATGGCGGCCTGGTGGGTTTGGTGGTTGAGCTGGCCGCCGGCGTCGATCGCGGCGATGTATGCGGCGAGGGTCCAGCGGTTTCGCTGGTGGTCGTCGGCCGCGAACGTCAAGGAATGGGGGGCTAGGTGAAAGCGGTTGGCGGGCATGGTTGTGGGGCTCCTGGTTGTGGGGTTGTAGGTTGTGGGTCTCGATCACCAGCCGTATACGTCGCCGCATGGGTAGACCTCGGCGATCAGCACGCCGTCGAATGCTTCGTATTCGGCGGTGTGCGTGTAGTCGTTGTCGACGACGCGGACGGCACGCGAGTCGTAGGCGCTGTCCATTTCGATAACGGCCATCGTGCGGCCGGTCTCGCTGGCGATGCGTCGAGCCTTGGCGATTGCTTGGGGAGCGTAGAGCGGGGCGGCGGGCATGGGCTGGTTCTCCTGGTTGTGGTTGTGGGTGGTCGTCGAAGTGACGGCCGGCCCCGGTGCCCCGCGGGCCTGGCGGCCGACGGGGGGGCGGGGGCGGCCGCGGCTACCTCACGATGTCAGCGGTGGCCGGCAGTTGATCGAGCACGGTGTTTGCGATGTCTGTCGCTGCTTCGCCAGCGTCGAAGTCGTGCGGGTCGAACGACACGCGAACCTCATGTACGGGCCAGCGTCGGCGGGTCTCGTCCAGGTCGACGGCGACGCGAACGACCCCACGCGGCATGGTTTTGCACAGTTGCCCCATGTAGGGGATGTCTGCGAAATAGATTCGCACGCTCGGCCGGTAGGCTCCGTCTGCGCACTGGGCGTTGTGGTCGCGGTGTGGGGCGCTACCGTCTTCGATCTGGGCGAGCACAGAATCTGCGACGTATGCAACGGCTCGGCTGTATTCGGTCTCGATCATGGTTATGGGCTCCTGGTGGTTGTGGGTCTCGGTGGCCGGCGATCGCCGGGCCGGCCCGGTTCCCGCCGTCCCCGGTGGGGCGGCGGTGGCCGGGGCGGCCGGGCTCAGTCGTCGAGCCCCTCGCATAGGCTCCACGCGGCTGCAGCTGCAGCGGCTGCGATTTGGTCGACGGTCGGCCGCTGGCGCTTTCCGCCGCGGGCCCGGCGGGCCAGCTCATCGGCGCAGTAACAGATTTCGTCCTGGTAGTAACCGGCGTTCGGGTTGTCGGGCATCGCCCGTAGTGCTGTCTGGCAGTCGGTGATCGTGAAACGAAGTTCGGCATCCGACCGGCGGCGGCACTGCTTGGGGTATTCGATGTGGTTCATGACTTTCCCGGCGTAGTTGCTGACGATGGCGTAGGCGGGCATGGCGTTGGCTCCTTGGTTGTGGTTGTGGTCGGTCGGAAGTCGGCCGGCCCGTCTCCCCTGCCCCGCGGGCGGGCAGGGGGTGAGGGCGGGTCGGCTACTGGCGGGCCGGCTTTCCGCCGAATGCGGCCGTACTGAAAACCTCAGCGGATTCGGGAACGTAGGTAGAGCTGCTGACGGTCCACCCGCCGTATCGGCTGTCCCCTAGATAGTTCCCGCCGCCCATGCTGTAGTTCTCGCGGTGCTCGATTTGCTCCTCGCGAATGGCCCACTCGATCGGCACGACCGTGCCGTGGACGTTTATGGGGCCGACCTGGTTTGCGGCCGCGTGGGCCTCAGCGGCCGCACGGGTTGGGAGAGGGCCGGCGGCGGCGTCGTCGTGCCATGGCGACCGGCTGCCCTTGTAGAGATAGCAGCCCGTGACACAGTCGGCACCCAATACTGGCGTCGCGTACCAGCGGCCGCGGCCAGGGCCGTAGTCGGCCGTCGGCTTGAATGCGGCCGCGGCCTTGCGGAGTTGTGCGAACGACTCGCGCTTCCCGCGGCCGAAACCGATCACGACCTCGCGGGCGGTCCGACCGCCGAAATAGTCGGTTTGGCAGTCCGACTCATCTACTCGAAACTTCGCCACAATGACGCGATCGGCCCCCGCGTCGGCCATGGCCTGGCGAATGGCCGCGGCGTCGGTTGTGCGGAGCTGCGGCACGTCGTCGTAGGCTACGGCGTCGGCTTCGGCCCGTGCCATGCGGCGCTCGTCGGCCTCGCGTTGGCTGTCCACCATACGCTCAAGGCTGCGGACGGTTTCGGCCACGTCGTCGGCCAGATACAGCCGGCCGTCGTTCGTGACACAGTTGTAGAGCAGCGGCGGCCATCCGCGATCGTCGGCACGGTCGGCCATGATTTCGAGCGCGGCCGACGCTATGTCGGCTTTGGTTATGGTCGGCACGTCGTCGCCATATTGGGCGGACAACGCGGCCGCGTTTGCGTCGGCAACGGCGGCCAGTAGTTCGGCCACGTCGGCCAGTTGTCCTAAGCCAAGCCGCACGGCGGCGGCGGCGAATGATGCAAGGTTTTCGGTATCAAGGTTTGCAACGCTCATCGTTCAATCTCCGTTCAAGGGTTCCGGCCGATTGAATCCCGCGGCCGGTTCGGGTTGTGTGTTGGTTGTGTCCCATGGGACACAATAGATCAAAAGGGGGAGGCTTCAAGGTGAGCGCGAAGCCGGGGACGACCGGCCGTCGGGTGACGGGAGAAGAAAGCAAGGTCGGCCGCGGCTACCTGCCAATTGCGGCCGACCTTGCGGCCGCGGACCTTCCCGGCTTTCACCAGTTGCCGGAGCCATTGTTCGGTTATGTCGGCCGCGGCGGCGGCGGCTACTAGGCCGGTCCAGGTCGTTTCAATCTCGTCGGTGCTGGCTTGGTCGATCAGCCGGTCGATAACTTCCGACATGACATCGTCGGCCGGCCGCATTCCGAGGGCAGCGGTTGCAAGGTCGTCGTATAACTCGTCGGCAGTCGTGCCGCGGCCGGCCGCGGTGACGTCCAGCCCGCGAATGTAGGTTGCATCCCCTCCCGCGAATGCGGCACGGTGCCGTCCCTTGAACCGACCGCCGTGTTGATCGCCGGACAACTGGCGGAAAGCGTCGCGGCGGAAATCGCCAATACGCTCTAGTTGTTCGCATTCGATCGCCCGTACCTCACGATACGCTGCCAACACGGTCGGCCATGCGATACCAGCGGCCGCGGCGGTTGCTTTGTGTTCGGCAGTGTTCATCGTCTTTATCTCCCGTGTTGTTGGCATAGTATCCCATCGGGTAGTTGACGTCAAGTGCTCCACCAAAAAAACTTTTTTTGTTTGAACGTCGGGCAATCGCAAACAGTTGTTGCCGACCGGACACTTAGGAAATGAGAATCCGACCATCGACCATCGACCATCGACCATCGACCATCGACCATCGACCATCGACCATCGACCATCGACGAGCGGCGAGCGGTGAGCGGTCGGCCGGTCGTGATGGCCGGCCATCGAAATACCATCGCGGCCGCGGCGGTCTGTTATCGAAATACTCGCGGGCGGGGTTGTGGGGCTATCGAAATACTCGCCGCGAGTGTACGGCCGTGCACCATAGTGCACGGCCGTACACGGGTCCTTCCAGCCCGCGGCACGCGGGCTGCAGATCGGAAGA